AGCTTTAAGAATTTTCTCGTCAATTGTGTTTGGGGAGACTAGGTCGATGTAGGTAACCTTGTTGGTCTGGCCAATACGGTGTGCCCTGTCCTCACTTTGCAACCGAACCTCCAGATCATAGTTATTACTGTAGTAAATAACGGTGTTTGCGGCAGTCAAAGTAATACCATAACCCCCTGTTGTCGGCTGCCCCACGAAATAAGACAAGGCGTTGTCCGGGTCCTGAAACCTTTTAATGATTTCCTGCCTTTCGTCTTGTGGGGTTTGCCCGTAATAGGTTGCAACCGCCTCGGACCCGAAGCGGTCGCGCAGCGCACCGGCGATTTCTTGGATATTATGGGTCCACGATGCCCAAATAATCGCCTTGCCCTGAAGCTCGTCAATAATACTCATTAGTTCATTCAGTCTGTTGTTGTCTACAGGCTGTATTTCTTGATCGTCGGGGGCCAGAAACCCGCAACAGATTTGTTGTAACCGCATAATCTGAGTCAAAACACTGGCCGTGGTAGACAAATCGCCGCTCTCGAACCTTGCTAATGCAAGTTTTTGCATTTGTTTGTAAAGTTTTGCCTGCTCAGTCGTTAAACTAACATCCCTTCTAACGTAAACTTTGTCAGGCAAGTCCAAGCAATCCTGCTTTAAAACTCTGTCGCTAAAGCTGTCGAGCTTATCGGATAGCTCATCTAACCTTCTGTAGCCTACGATCTGACTGAACTGCCTTGGGCCCATATTGCGTCGCTGTACGTTTGCGTAACGCCCCTGATAAGCATAATAACTACTGAAGCCAAGGCATTTTGGAGCAAGGAACTCGCACTGTGAAAACAAGTCCATTGGGGATTTGGTAATAGGACTCCCTGTCAAGATGCGTCTGTATTTACTAATGCTTCTCAAGCCCAAAATGTTTGCAGTTCGTTTTGCTTTTCGGTTCTTGATCGTAGTGCTCTCGTCAATGACTAGCATGTTGTTGGGATTATGCTTCAAGAACAAAGTAGCTGCTCTCAATGCTTTTGGGGTGCTGAACCCCTCTACATTCATTACAAACATCTTAATTCCCGCAAAGGGCTCAAGAACCAGAATACTGAGTTTATCTTCAAAAGCTTTAGTGATGTTTGGTTGCCAACGCAGCATTTCAAGCGGAATTCTGTCCGGCATGTGAGTGGGGATTTCACCCTGCACCCAGTTATCAAACACCCCTTTTGGAGCAACAATTAAGACAGCGTTTATTTGACCTGCTTCGTAAAGGCACGCCATGTTGTCGATAGCAACTTTAGATTTTCCTGTACCCATTTCCATGAACCACGCGTAATGTGTCTGGGCCCACGACTCTTGCAGCACTTTTCGTTGATGGTCAAAAGGTTCTGTCTTAAATTTGTACTTCATAATTTTTCCGAACAATACTTGACAAGGGGTTTATATGAGATATTATCCTACTTTGTCAAGGCCCGAAAGGGTTTTTAACCACGAAAGAGGAGAAAAGTATGGCCGATCTATGGTCAGAGATGGAGGCAGATGTCGAAAAGCATCTTTCCTCCGGGGTCGAGAAAGTCGATCAGAAGACTTTAGGAAGCGTTGCTGAGTTGGCAAGAGCTATCCGAGAGAAGGAAGACAGCATAAGCCTTTTAGAGGAAGAACTCAAAGCTGAAAAAAGGTTGCTGCTAAAACTATCCGATGAAGATTTACCTTCCATATTAGACGAGCTTGGGATGCAGTCCTTTAAATTGGACGACGGGTCTGAAGTTACCGTCAAAAGCACCTACGGGGCCTCTATTCGCTTGGAAGACCGCGAAAAGGCTTATCAGTGGCTGCGAGACAATGGTCACGACGACATTATCAAGAACACTGTACAGGTCCAGTTTGGGCGCGGTGAGGATGAAAAAGCTGAAGCATTTAAAAAATGGGTTGAGGAGCATAAGTACTCTCCCGATCAAAAAACTGAAATTCACAATCAAACTTTGCGAGCTTTTGTAAAAGAGCGTGTCGAAAAGGGTGACGCTTTTGACATGTCGCTCTTTGGAGCATGGGTTGGTCGTAGAGCACAAATAAAGAAGGGGTCATAAAGATGGTTGATAAGAAAGAAGTCGCAGAAAAGTCAAGTGGTGGAATGATGGTTTTGGACACAGCGTTGTTTGAAACAGATGCAAATATTGGTGTTCAAGATTTGGGAGAAGATGATCTTGCGTTGCCTTGGCTCAAAATTATATCCGGTCAAGAAGACACTAAGATTGACGGCTCAAAGGGTGACATACACAACACTGTGTCGGGAGAATGTTACGACGGTGAAAAGGGCCTGCAAGTAATTAGCTGCGCCTATCAACGCCGGTTTGTTGAATGGTCACCAAGAGGCACTGGAAGCGGAGCGCCTGTGAACATCTTTGAGCCGGGCGACGTTATGCCAAAGACGGTTCGTGATGAAAACAACAAGGACATGATTGTTGACGGCGGTGGGAACTACATCGAAGAGACACATAATCACTATGTTCTGGTGCTTGACGGTCAAACGTTCAGCCCTGCAATAGTTGCGATGAAGTCCACTCAGTTAAAGAAGTCTAGGAAGTGGAACAGCATGATTGTTAACCGAACTATGGTAAACGCTGCGGGCGTCATGTTTCGGCCTGCTAGATTTAGCCATGTCTACAACTTGAAGACTACTAGTGAAAGCAACTCAAAAGGCAACTGGAACGGCTGGGAAGTCTCTTGCGTCGGGCCTATTGAGAACGCAGCTTTTTATCGGGAGGCCAAAGCGTTTAATGCACAAATAACCGCTGGCGATGTAAACGTGAAGTATACAGAAGACGAAGGCGCTGAAACGGATACATCCGCACCTTTTTAGTCTAGTCGCGGGGCTTCGGCCCCGTTTTCACGTTTACGTTCCAGAGAAGTTGCATGGATGCCGTCGAAAAATTTAAAAGTATCTTTGTCGGGCTAGATTCTGCCTACGGTTACTACCGAATAGAAAAAACGGAAAGTAGCGGTAAAAACACCGGAAAAGGAGGCGTGGTTCGAGAACCCCCTTCTGGTCTGGTGTGGCAGAACCATTTGGCAGGCAAGGTCCAAGGGCTAGGCATTATCCCAATTAATGCCAACAACCAGTGCCAATGGGGCGCTATTGACGTAGATCAGTACCCGCTTGATCACAAAAAGCTTTTAGACAACGTTCGGCGTATGAAACTGCCGTTAGTAGTTTGTCGTAGCAAAAGCGGTGGGGCTCACCTGTACTTGTTTAGTGATAAATGGGTAGAGGCCAAGGACATGCAGAAAGCTTTGCAGAACATCAGCGCTGCGCTTGGCTACGGTAACTCAGAGATATTCCCAAAACAGATCAAGCTGCACTTAGATCGAGGGGATGTTGGTAATTTCTTAAACCTGCCTTACTACAACGCTGAAGAAGGTCTTCGGTACGCGTTTCTAGACGATGGAACGTCTGCCACGCTTGACGAGTTTTTTGAACTGCACCAGCAATTTGTGCAAACCCCCGAAGAGATAATCAAGTTACAGACAAGCAGTAAGGGCGACAACAAGGTTATCAAAGATGGTCCACCCTGTTTGCAGATTTTGTGTACCGATAAAATATCGGAAGGGGGCCGGAACAACGGCCTGTTTAACCTTGGGGTTTATCTACGAAAGGCTTTTCCGGATAGCTGGGAGGACGAAATCCTCAAGCATAATATGGAGTACCTCTCGCCTCCTCTGCCACTGAATGAGGTAAACGTAGTAGCAAAACAGCTACAACGCAAAGAATACGCTTACATGTGCTCTGACGCACCCATCAACGCGTGTTGCAACAAGACCCTGTGCCAGACCCGGAAGTTTGGGGTAGGGGCCATGCTGTTAGGCGCTGAAATGGCTAATTTGCGCAAATACAACAGCACCCCGCCGGTCTGGTTTTTAGACATTAACGGTGAGCCTTTGGAGTTGGATACAGAAGCGCTGTTAAATCAGGCTACGTTTCAAAAGTCGTGCATGGAGCAATTAAACTTTATGCCACGTTCCGTGCAGAAGCAGTCTTGGGAAGGTCGTATTGGGGCTTTGCTAACCGAAATGAAGGAGAACGATACTGCAATCATTGAAGTTGCCGAAGACGCCAGCATTAGCGGCCAGTTTTACGACTACCTTGAGGAGTTTTGCCGACATCTACAGGTCGCTCAAGATCGAGAAGAAATACTGCTCAGACGCCCTTGGACCGACGAAGAAGATGGGATCACCTACTTCAGGTTAAAGGACCTAGAAGGGTTTCTTCGTAAGAATAAGTTTTTTGAATATAAATCTCACAAGATTGCCCAGCGCTTACGCGACATTAACGGCGAAAGCATTGTCCTTAAAATTAAAGGCAGGGCCGTGAGGGTCTGGAAGATACCCGCATTTGAGTCTGCGGATGTTTTGCTAGACACACCAGAATTTAACACGCAGGAGGCCCCGTTTTGAAGAATGAGCAACGTTCTCGGAACATTCATATTTACGCGCTATACCACGAGAACCATATGACAATGGCCGCAATAGGGCGCCGTGTGGGTCTTTCTCGTGAGCGGGTACGGCAGATACTTCGTCAGTACGAATCCATTTTTGGTGCGTATGAAAAAGTCGCGGGGGCAATTGAGCCCTCAAACGATGTATAGAATTTTTGGGCCTCCGGGTACTGGAAAAACAACAACGTTGTTAAACATGGTTGATGACGCGCTAGAAAAAGGCACTCAACCGCAACAGATAGCGTTCTTGGCGTTTACGCGGAAGGCCGCAACAGAAGCAAAAGAACGTGCCTCCAAGAGGTTTGGTCTTGATCCGAAGACCGATTTAGAGTCTTTCCGAACACTTCATAGTCTGGCGCTGACCATGACGTCAATTAGGCCCGAGCAGATAATGCAGGACTCTCACTACCATGAGCTTTCAAAATCTATCGGCGTTACTTTGGGGGCGCCCAAGAACACTAACTATGACGAAGATTTGCCCACGATGGTTACGAGCAATGATCCCATACTAGGCTTAATTAACTTGGCGAGACTGCGGCGAGTACCGCTTCGGGAGCAGTACAACGAAAGCTCG